TTAACTATAAAAGGTTCAAAATCAAGTAGTTCATCTGTATTTGGTGGAGTCCCTAAAAAATCAAGTTCTCCTAAAAAGAAATCTACACCTAAGAAAAAGGAAGAAGGTGAAACTGAAGAGGGAGAAGTGGATGAATCATTAAACGGTCTTATGCTTGGTGTAATTAAAGATAAATTAAAGAAAGATTTAGGTAGAGAACCTGAGGATCATGAAATTGATAAAGCACATGAAGATTTTGTCAATAGTTGGAAAAAAGATAATGAACCAAAAGAAAAAAAGAAAAAAGAAGAGAAGGAGAGTGATGTGGAAGAGGGTGATTATCACAATGGAAGAAGTGAAAAGGCATTAGAGAAATCTAAAGAAGATTTCCCACAACTTAAAAATATTAAAAAATGTCATGAGTGTGGAAAGGTAGAATCTAAATGTAAGTGTAAAAAAGAAGATGTTAAAGAAATAAAAAATTGGGTTAAAGGTTTGGTAGAGAACAAAGAATTTCATAGCTTTACGTCTAAAAACGAAATTATGGAACTTATCCAAACTAAACTAACTGAATCAGATACTATGATTCAACACGGTCCTAAAGTTAAAAAGGGACACAACGGTATTCCTGAGTTTATGTCATATGATGCTATTGTTGATGCGGAACCAAAAACTGCACCATCAAAACCAGCACCATCAACAAAACCTGGTACAAGACCAACTCCAACAAGAAGAGAAGACCCACGAAAAACTCCTTTTCAACCTGGACCGGGACCAAACCCAAAACCAAAGGCTAAAATCGCAGAAGAAAAAAAAGTTAAGTAATCATGAGGATTTCTAAGAAAAAACTCTTATCTTTAATCAAAGAAAATTTGAACGAAATGCCAATGGACTTTGATTCACAAGATAGACCTGACCAAGGAATACAAGATAAATTATCATCGGGAGAAACTCCGTTGAAGAAGGTACCTTTTCCTGAGACAGGTGATGAACCTAATAAGAACTTCCAAGAACTTTTAGCATCGGAAAGATACAAACAAGTTGTTGAAAAAATGAGACAATATACTGGTACCAATGCGACAGTAAGTGGTATGCAAGGTATGACTCCATTAATGCAACAAATGATGAGTGCTCACAATCAAATTTTATCATTTGAACAAAATCATAGAGGAGAATTAGAATCATTAGCGGTAGATTTAGTTAAAAAAGAATTAGGTATACCAGATGGTTCAGTTCAATTTGATGCTAAAATCATTGGTATGGGTGAATTTAACCCTGAAGATTTTGGTCACGATGAAGAAGAGGGTGGTGAAGAAGAGGGTGGTGAAGAAGAAATGAATTTTGGTAATGAAATTGAAATTGTTAATAATTTAGAAGAATTAAATTTAGAGAAAGCAAAAAGAAGATTTATTAACACAATTATACAAGGTGCTTCTAAGAGAGGTCACTATATGTATCATTATGTTGAAGATAGAGTTAGACAAATAATTGGTAATGATAGAATCATCGGATTGTACGGTATTATGATGTCAGTAAATGACACATTATATTGGCAATTACCTGATGAAACAATGAAAGCCATGGGACAATCAGGTGCAATTGCAGGTAGAGAAGATGTTGATAGACAAACAGACCCACCGACAGTTAAAGCAAGAGCGGTAAACTTTCCAGTTTTAATACATGAATTAATTAAAGGAACATTAGAATTAGTTGCTTTACAAGGTAGAAAAAGAGATGAAGAAGGTAATGAAGAAGATTTTACAGATGTTGAAGATAGTGAAGATACATTAGAAAAGGAAATGTGGGACTTACGTTTAGGACCTGCAATTTGGGACAGAATTAGGTCTAAATTTCCTGAAGATGTATTAACGGATGAAACAAAATCAGTTATACAACTAATGGTTTTCCAACATATTTTTAAAAAACCAGCAAAAGAATTTTTAGTGTTTATGAAAGAAGTCGTTTCTAATTCTGAAAATGGGAACCGTTTAATGGAAACCTTAGTAAGAGCAATTGAAGAGGATATTAACAATTACGATTACGAACAGACAATGGCCGAATTTGATGAGGATTTAAATAATGTTTCAGATGAAACGGATAACGATGAATTAAAAGATTTTATATCAGGAATACCTGGTATTAGTTTATCTAATGATAATAACGAAGAGGATGACGATGATGACCTCTTTAAAGAGTTAGGTTTAGATAGACCTACTAAATAATACAAAGGTGGTTTACAATAACCACCTTTTTTTGTATTTATACATATATGAATACCAGAGCAGAACAATTAATGGAGTATGCTAAGATTATTAAAGATACCCCATACGCCCTTAGAACATATCTTCAAACATTTGATAATACACAGAAGAAGTATGTCCCAATGGATTTATTTGAAGATCAAATTCAGTTAATTAAAGATTACGAAGATTACAACGAAAATATTACGAGAAAATATAGACAAGCCGGAGTTACAACGGTAACAGCCGCTTGGTTATCCAAAAAATTACAATTAGCAAAACCAGATAATCCTGAGAGAGTTCTTCTTATTGCAAACAAACGTGATACCGCCGTGGAGATGGCCAATAAGGTTAGACATTTCTTAGAACAATGGCCTGAATGGTTAAATGTTGGATTCTCACCTGATAAAAACTCAGAAAGTAGATTTAGATTAAATAATGGTTGTGAGGTTAAGGCGGTTGCAACATCGGCAGATGCCTTACGTGGTTATACGCCCACTATACTTGTATTTGATGAAGCTGCCCATATTGAAGCGGGGGAAGACTTTTGGGCAGCATCTATGGCGTCGTTATCAACAGGAGGTAAAATTATACTTATATCAACTCCAAATGGTTATGATCCCATTTATTACGGTGTTTTTGATCAAGCCCTACGTGGTTTGAATGATTTCCATATTACAGATTTAAGATGGTTTAAAGATCCTCGGTATACAAAAGATTTACGTTGGGTAAAGTGTCAAGATATTTGTCATTACATGTTAAATAGAGAACAATATAATGATGATGAAGTTGTTTTATATGACTTTGATATGAAGAAATATCAAGAACTTCAAGAACAAGGTTATAAACCATTTTCATCTTGGTTTGAATCAATGTCTAAAAAATTCAAATATGATAGACGTAAGATTGCACAGGAGTTGGAATGTGATTTTTTAGGTTCAGGAGATGGTGTCATTCCTGGAGATATTCAAGAGAATATTGCAAAGAATATGATTCGTATACCTAAAGAAAAGTACATGCAAGGGACTTTCTGGCAATGGAAAGAACCGATTGAGGGTCATCGTTATATTATGGGTGTGGACGTTAGTAGAGGAGATAGTGAGGATTTTTCATCAATTAATATTATTGATTTTGACGATAGAGAACAAGTTGTTGAATATATTGGTAAAATACCTCCTGATGACTTAGCAGCAATTGCATATAAATGGGGTATATTATATGATGCGTTTATTGTAATCGATATCACAGGTGGTATGGGAGTTGCAACATCTAGAAAGTTACAAGAAATGAATTATAAAAGTTTATTCATTGACGGTATTAATACACAGAACATTTGGGAATACAATAAAAAGGCTTTAGATAAAATACCAGGGATTAGTTTTAATAATAAAAGAACTCAAATCGTGGCGGCATTTGAAGAACAACTTAGAAAAGGATTTTTAGTAAGGTCTAGTAGATTGTTAAATGAACTCAACACGTTTGTTTATCTGAATGGAAGACCTGACCATATGAAAGGAATGCATGACGACTCAATAATGAGTATGTCTATGGCATTATACGCTGGTGACATTTCATTCAGTCAATTACAGAAAAGTGATTCAAAAAATAAAGCAATGATAGATTCGTGGGTTATGTCCGAAAGAACTTACGAACCGGCCAAAACTCATTATTCTTATGGTTCATCTTTTGACCAAATAGGGGCTATGGGTATGGACACTAACGACATTTATCACAAAGACAACCCAACAAACGTACCTAAAGACGCATATAAAGAACATATGTGGTTATTTGGAAGGAGTAAATAATATTCCAAATACCAAATATTTAGTTTATATTATAAAGAAAAGTATTTATATAGAATGGCAAATCAAAATCCTACCGTCTTTCAGAAACTAACAAGAATGTTTGGTTTTCCGGGTCAAGTTAAAGCTGACCAGGCACCATCATTCAATTTCAACAAAGATGAATTATTAAAAACGGATAGTAAAGAAGATTACGAAAAGGCAATGTTACAGGCTCAACAGAGTCAATACATTGCTGACAAGTGGACAAAATTAGATCAATCTCTCTACAACCAATCGGTTTATTATGAACCGAATAGAATGGCAGCATACTACGACTATGAATCTATGGAGTTTACTCCTGAAGTTTCGGCCGCGTTAGACATATATGCTGAAGAATCAACTACAATGTCGGAAAAGGGTGAAATCCTTACTATATATTCTGAATCTGATAGAATTAAATCAATACTTCAAGATTTATTCCATACAAAAATGGACATCAATACTAACCTACAAATGTGGGCTCGTGGTATGTCAAAGTATGGTGATGATTTTGTTTATTTAAAGATAGACCCTGAAAAAGGTATTGTTGGAGTTCAACAATTACCAAATATTGAAATTGAAAGGGTTGAAGGTGCTTCTACTAAAACATCAGGACCTCATGATATTAAAGTTCCAACACGTGAATTAAGATTCCAATGGAAAAATAAAGATTTGGAATTTCAAGCGTGGGAAGTAGCTCACTTTAGATTATTAGGTGACGATAGAAAACTTCCTTACGGAACTTCTATGTTAGATAAGATTAGAAGAATTTGGAAACAACTTTTACTTGCTGAAGATGCGATGTTAATCTACAGAACATCAAGAGCACCTGAAAGACGTGTGTTTAAAATATTTGTTGGTAATATGGACGATAAAGATATTGAATCTTACGTACAAAAAGTTGCAAATAAATTTAAACGTAGTCCAATTGC